ACGGAACGTCACAATTACAATCGGATCACACAATCTTGAGGTAGGAAGATATATTCTACTGATGCCTGAATCATTCACATTTACTTGTGATACTGATGGCGGCGTTGTAGAATTAGTACACCCAAGAAAATCAGATCCTGCTTTCAAATCTGCTCTTCCGATTACAGCAACAACAGGAACAACGATTACGGTTAATGTTGGCGCAACTGGATACAAAGGAACGCATACATTAAAAGATGTTCTTGACGGTGCAGTTATTGAATTGGGTTCAGAAATCTCATTCAGTGATGATACAAATATTCCTGCTAATAAGCGTAATGCTCGTAAGCAATTACAAGCAAACAAAGCATTCATTCAAGATTACATGATGAATTGGGCTGATGACGAATGGTTCTTCTATGATTCGGCAAAATGCCAACGTGATATGAAAGAGTACATTGTACCTGCGGTATTAAGAGATGCGCAGCTAGGTACAAACTTCAACTCAATTCAGTCAGGTGTTGCATATCGCGGCGCAACCGCAGCGGTAACAATTAACGACCAATTGCCTGAAACAGTAGGAGCAATTGAACACCTTAAACTTGAAACTGTTGACTTACTTGCCGACAGCATTTATTCAGACAGAGTTGAAACAGCCTATAACGATATTTTAAATATCATGGCACCAGGCGGGCGTCAATATACTCCAACAGATGTTGACTATAATCCTTCAACAGGTGTTATGGTAATCTCATTAAACAACCATACGTTTGAGGTTGGAGATCAGATTATCTTTGATGAAGAAGCAATTACGCTTTCTTGTGCAAATACAGCAACTGGCATTGTAACTGAAATTTCTCATCCAAGAACAACCGATCCTTTATTTAGAACTGCAGTTTCAATTACAGCGGCAAACACAACAACAATCACTGTGAATGCAGGTTCTATTCCAAACGGTTATGCTGAACCACATACTTTTGTAAGAGCAAAACTGAATGGAATTAAAGAATACGGAATTAATAACGGTCGCTTTACTCCTACTGCTGCTGACTATTCCGGCAACACTGGTTTGATGACAATGACAATCGGCGCTCACGATTTAAGAATTGGTGATACAATTCAAATTGAAGCAGGCTCTATGACGTTTGAATGCTCAAACACTTCAGGTACATTTGAAATCAGCCACCCAAGAGCGACAGATCCTGCGTTTGAAACGAATCTTGTAATTACAGCCGTCACAGCAACAACGATCACGGTAAATGCCGGCGATTCAGGTACTTACACATCTCCGCAATTCTTTGTATATGCGGAACCTGACGCGGTTAAAGTTACCAATGTTTACAACGGCAAGTTCACACCGTCAACCGCTTCTTACGATCCAATCTCTGGTGATATGACATTAACTATCGGTCAACATAATCTGCCAGTAGGAAGATGGATTAATATTGCGGATTCAGCAATCACATTCTCTTGCGCAAATACTTCAAATGCCTCAATCATTACAGAATTGAGCCATCCAAGAGTTGGTGAACCTGCTTACCGCCAGCCTGTTCGTATTACAGGTGCAACAGGAACAACGATTACAGTTAACGTAGGTAATGCAAACGGTTATCAATCTGACCATACATTTGTAAGTGCAGATGTGGATTGTATTGATACAAATGCAATCTACTTTAATGATCCTGCTAAGGTTGATTCATACTTCACTCCATCAACAGCAACATATGCTCCTGATACTGGTGTGATGGAAATTACCTTAGGCGAAGGACACGGCGTTACAACTGACGACCATATTGAATTTAAACCTCAATCGGTTGTATTCAGTTGTGCAAACGGTGCGACGGTAACTGAGATTTCTCACCCACGCATCGGTGAACCAAATTATCAAAAACCAATTGCAGTTACTGCCGTATCTAATACTACAATCACAGTTAATACAGGCGCAGTTCCAAATGGTTATGCAAACAACCATACATTTGTAAGTGCAGAAGAAGGCGCAGTTATCAAGGTAAGATCAACAATTACCCGTGATAAGATTAATGCTGCTGATACTCTTCTCAAGAACAAAGCATTCTTACAAGATGAAATTGATGCTTGGTTGAAAGATAACTACTTCGTATATGACGATAAACGTTGTATGCGTGATACGGGTTACATTCTTGATGCTGTCCGCCGCGACATGGCAACAGATTCAAATATTAACTCAATCTTTGCGGGTTATGCTTATCGCTCAGGAAATGCAAGTACAGATAAAGTAATTACCGAGCAGCTTACCGAAACAGCAGGAGCAATCCGTTGGTTAAGAGATCAGGTTTCAGCAGATATCTTAAGCGGTGATGGAGAAGCAAGAGCAAATACTGCGTTTGATGAAATCGTTCAAATCATGGAGAACGGTACTTCAAATGCTGATATTATTACCTTCGGTGATGGTTACCATTCAGAAGATACTTTGGCTGCAAGAAAAGCGTTGCAAGCAAACAAAGCAATGCTTCAAGATGAAGTTACATCTTGGATGGCAAATACTTATCCAGGATTTGTTTATAACGAAGCAGATTGCGAAAGAGATTTAGGATACTTTATTGATGCAGTATCTTGGGATGTTCAGCATGGTTCAAATGCTGCAACGCTTGGTAACGCAAGAGTATACTTTGACAATGCAGTAAGCGTATTGGATGATGAAGAAAAACCTAAAACTGCACATGCATATCAACACATCGCAGAACTTGCAGGCCAAATCGTAAGAGAAGAAATTGCAACTCTGCAAACACCAGTTGCTCAAACATTCAATGCTTCAAACAACGAGCTTACTCCGACTGATGCATCATATGATCCTGTTACAGGTATTATGACAGTAACAGTCAATGGCCACGGAATGGAAACCGGGGATTGGATTGTAATGGAGGAAGGAGCAATTACCTTCTCCTGCTCAAACACTGAAGTGGCAAATACTCAAATCAGCCACCCAAGAGCAACAGATCCATACTTCAATACTCCATGTGAAATCATTAGCACAACAACAAATACATTCACATTGGATGTAGGAGATGCAAAAGGATACACGGGAGTTCATAGCTTTGTTCGTGCCGATGGCGTATTCCGTCCATCTGTAAATCCTGAAGCTGCAAATGAAGTTGTAAGATTGTTCAAGACAATTTCTGATATTATTGAAGAAGATAATTATAAAGAAACATTTGGTACAACAGGATACGAAGATACGGCAGGTTATGTTGCAGGCGGACCAGGTTATGGTACAGACGGCAAAGATACAGGATTAACAAACCCAGAGTTTAAAGAGCCACCACTGACAGGCACAGGATACGATGCCGCGGTTCTTTCTCAATATGAAGAGCTGTGGGGATCAACTCCTAAGTACCAATACGAAATCATTGACCATATTCGCCAAGAATATAATGGTCTTGCATATCAAATTGATAAGTGCCCACGTGATGTTGGATATATTGTTGATGCAATCGCCGAAGACCTTTCTTATGGTGGTGAAGAGGCAACAATCAATGCCGCAAGATACTACTTCGAAGGTGCGGTTAATATCTTGCCTTACGAACAGCGCGAACCAACAAGACTTGCGTTTGAACACCTTGCTACAGTAATTGATGATATCGTTACAGAAACAGCGGTAACTCCAACTACAGGTAATACAAAAACTCAAGATACTTCAGGAACAGCGGCAACAGTAGCAACAGGTACTGAAGCTAAGAGATTGGCAAACATTATTTCAGCAGTTGTTGATGATAGATTGGTTATCCCAGATTATACGGGATCACTGGATATATCCGAAGGTCAGCAGACATTGAGACCATTACCTATTGCCAATACTGCTACTGCTCCTCTTATTGAGCCGAGCAGAACATTTGCTCGTCATTCATTACAGAAAAACAAAGACTTTATCCAAGATGAAGTTGTTGCATATATTAATGACGAATACTTTGTTTATGATGAAGATAAATGCGCAAGAGATGTTGGATATATTGTCAACGCGGTTAAACGCGATGTACAGACAGGCGGCAACTATAACGGTGTTTATGCAGGCAGAGCATATCGTGCTGGTAACGCAAGTACAGATAAAGTAATTGAAGAGCAATTGGCAGAAACAATTGAAGCAATCAAATATCTAAGAAGAGATATTGAGCCAAGATTGTCAGGTACAGCTCTTACAACTGCAACTGCATCGTTTGATAATATTATCGCAATTATGAAAGGTGAAACAGCACCTGCCTATAATTACGGTACAGCATATCAAAATACAAGCGCACAAAATGTTGAAGATGGTTTAGATTTGAACCGAGACTTTATCGTTGAAGAATGTATTGCTTGGATTGCTACAAATTACTCATCGCTTTCATACGACACAGCAAAATGCCGTAGAGATGTTGGTTATATGCTTGATGCTGTTAAGCACGATATCTTGCATGGATCAAATGTTGCTATGAGAGATGTTGCAAGACTCTATTTTGAAAATGGAGTTAATGTAGGATTACCTGCAGATCAAAGAGCTCCAACTGCTGCTGTATTTGAACACTTAGGTACAGTTTCTCAGCAAGTTGTATTGAAGCAAACCGTTTCAAAATCTTTAAGTAACCCAGAAGTACAGGTAACAGCAGGATTCTCAACAGCCTCAGCTGCGGAAGCAAACCGTATCCCAGGACTGTGGAATATTGTTGCGAATATTATTACCGAAGATTCAGTAATTAATATGCCTGCCGCGATTGAACCTCAAGCAGGTACAGGTACAGGATATAATTACGAGGCAGAGGCAGTAATTATTGCAGGAAGACTTGCACCACTTGCCGCTGGCGTTAATACTCATCTACAAGAGAAATTTGATTATCTCGAGTATGATTCAGCAAAATGCCGCAGAGATGTTGGATACATGGTTGATGCAATTTCCCACGATATTCAATACGGCGGTAATTCAGCAATGTGGAATGCTGCTCAGATTTACTTCGTAAATGCGGTTAACTTGTTACCACTTGAACAAAGAGAACCAACGAAGAAAGCATTCATGCATATGGGTAAAGTAATGCATGATATTACTCGTAATACAACGGTTCCTTTAAGAATTGGCAGAAAGTATACTCCATCTACTGCAACCTACGATGTTCTTAACGGTCAATTTGTAATTACTCTTGGCAATCACGATTTGAAAGTAGGAAGCCATATCTTACTTGCTAAAGAATCATTCACATTTGAATGTGGTAGCCCTGCAGTTCAAATTTCTCATCCAAGAGTTACAGATCCTGCATTTGAAACTCCACTGAAAGTTGAAGCTGTAACTGCAACAACAGTAACAGTAAATGTAGGAACTGCACAAGGTTATACCGGTGCTCATACATTCGTAAGTGCAACTGAATGGGCGGTTCAAACTGTTGTTGGAAATACCAAGAAACAAGATAAGACATCACTTGCAGCAAGAAGAGAAATTGCAGCGGAAGTTAAAGCACTTGGCGAAATGATTGCTCATATTGCTGATGATAACAATCCAACAAATCTGCCAGCAAGAGTTGAGCCATATACAAATTGGATTCCTGCTACATTCCATACAGAAAAAGATAAAGTTGATGACAAGCTTGAAGCATTAGTAACAAGCATGGTTAACTTCATCTCAAGCGAATACAACGGCATCAGTTATCCTAAAGAGAAATGCCGTCGTGATGTTGGCATTATGATTGATGCTATTTCACACGACGTACAATATGAAACAAACTACGCAACAAGACTTGCGGCAAATATGTACTTTGATAATGCAACAAGTGTTCTACCGTTTGACCAACGTCAACAGACAGCAGATTTCTATGACGAAATGGCAAACCTTGTTAGCAAAGTTATTCAAGAATTGGAAGCAGGACAGGATACTACAAATGATGCAGCATCTTCGGTTGAAGGTGAATGGGCTGCTGATATGGTTCGTATCGTCGAAGAAGCAATCCGCCGCGATGGATTGGATGCACTACCTGAACTTGTTGAACCTAATACATCTTGGGTTGATGCAAGTAAGGTATGGGCAGGAAATGCTATTGACGATAATCTTGGATTCCTTGCTGACGATGTGGTACAACACATCAAAGATAACTTTACAATTATTGACTATAGCAAAGCAAAATGTCGCCGTGACTCAGGATACATCATTGATGCTATCAGCTGGGATCTTAACTACGGTGGTAACGCGGCATCTCGTTGGAACGCGGACTTCTACTATTGGAATAACCAATTACGCATTCCAGAAAACACAAGAGTTGCAACAGCACAATCTTATCGCCGCCTAGGTGAAATCATTCGCGATGTTGTAACAGGTTCTTACCCAGGACAAAAACTTCGCCCAGAAATGGGTGATGAAGAAAGAGCAAAACAGGCATACGATAACGGTATGATCTTCTACAACGCACTTTACTTCAACTCACCGAAGTACTTAGGTCCATTGAATGAACCTGACTTTACATGGGAAGATGATAAAAACAAAGTATTCAGATTCTCTAAAGATATTTTGGCAAACAACAAGCGCAGATTACAACGCGAGGTTCAAAGATTTATTACTTCTGAATACAAGTTTATTGATCTACCTAAGACATATCGTGACGCAAACAACTTGCTGAAAGTTATGCAAAACGACTTCAGATATGTTGATCCATCAGTTAACTTGACTGGTGAATATAACGTTGAAGGCGCAGGTGGAGATCAATCAACAAGAGCATACGCAGCGGCATTCTTTAACATTGATGCACAACACGTATTCCCGGTATTTAATCCGCCAAGAACATTTGCTGATTATCGCAGATTAAGATTCAAAGGAACGGTTATTGATACGGCTACTCGTGATGCGATTGAAACTAAGAAACGCTGGGATGCATACATTATTCCAACAAACAATAATGGAAACCGTTACATCGGACAGATCTGGTATTGGACAGGTACAACGTGGGCAAACGCAGGCGCAAATAACACGGATCTTCTAGAATCCTTCGAAGGCGCTTGGACACAGATGAAAACCTATATAAATAACAATATCGCACCGGACCTAGAGCATAGGAACATGGTAACCGAGTTAATTGATAACGTCTTAATTGATACAGTATTGAGACCTAACTTCTTAACATTCGGTTCACTCGTTGAATCCATTGCTCACCAGTTTAACGGAGCTTCGGCAGGTGTTAACAGAAACGCACTACCGCTGAACTTCAGAAACGTTGGTTCTGCAATTTCTGCTACTGCCTCTGTATTGTCAGAGAATGGTGGTAGAATCAGATGGTCAGGCGCTGACGAATTGAATAACCAGTACTTCGCAAGAGGACTAAGAATTAACGGTAGAACAGGACGAATTGAAGGCCGACCATTTACATCCTCAGTTCGTAAACTTGCAAGAAGGGCTTCTAACAGTAGGGCAACAATCTAATGGCAAATAATACGATCACAACAATTGAAACCTCCCAGGCGCCTGACGCCAAACCGGTTATTAGTAACTTTACAGTTACAACAAATTGGCAAACGCTGATTGAGGTTCCTAACTACGAAGTTCCTGAATTGGTTTTCGGTGGGTCAACAACAACCGAACCAGGCGTTGGCGAGGTTATCAGTCCACTCATTATTTCAAACCATAGCGCAAATACGGTAAAGGTTGATGTAAGAACTCACAGATACGCATCAAATGATGAGTTTTGGATAGTTAGGAATATGCCGATTCCATCTTACGATACCTTTGCCTTGCCATTAAACGGACAATTCTTTGCGTCCGGTGATTTATTAGAAATTAAAGCTGATACGAATTTAGCAGTTGATGCTATGATCTCGTTCACGCTAGGCCAGGCAGAGGAAGACGATGTCGAGTAGATTTAAGAGCTTAAGAGGAAGAACCACCCTAATTGGGCAAGGTATTCCTCAAGATTATACGCAACTAGATCCTGTTCCATTTGAAGGATCTTTAATCTATGATACCAACGGAAACATCAGATATTCTGATGGTACCGCGTGGGAATTACTTGACGGCGGCGCTGCTAATAATACAATACAGGGTACTCAAGGGGTACAAGGGGTACAAGGTTTACAGGGCGATTACGGTCCTGGTTTTACAATTATCGGTTCGGTAGCTGATGTAGATTCAGGCGGTGACCCGCAAGCAACTCTTAATGCCGCATTCCCATCAGCAAACATTGGCGAAGGTGTTATTGATGAAGCTGATGACGAACTATGGATTTACGTTGGATCAAACACTTGGGTAAACATTGGTTCGTTCCGTGGTGTTCAAGGTTTCCAAGGTCCTATTGGTATTCAAGGAATGCAAGGTACCATCGGTGAAGAAGGTATCCAAGGTTCTCGTGGTTTCCGTGGTAACCAAGGTGTTCAAGGTTTCCAAGGTATTACTGGTATTCAGGGTAACCAAGGCGTTCAAGGTAATCAGGGTACGCAAGGTCTTCAAGGTATCCAAGGCGTTCAAGGAATCCAAGGTACTCAAGGAGTCCAAGGTCTTCAAGGTATTCAGGGTTTACAAGGCCCACAGGCATTCCAAGGTGTCCAAGGTAATGACGGTTTCCAAGGTTATTCAGGCGACGATTCTGGAATGGTTGTTCAATACAACGTATCACACAACTTTGCAGAACCATCTCCTGCTACTAGCGGGTTTATGTATTTCAATTCTCCGGCTGCTGATACAGGAGCACTCACTGGCGCAACTAAAATTTGGATTGCAGATAGCGACTCATTTAATGTTGATTTAACAGGTTATTTTACAGCTATTGATTCTTCATCATCTGCTAATAAAGCATACATGAAAATCACATTACGTGATAATCCATCTGTATATGTTATCTTTTCAATACAAGAACTTACTGACGATGGTAACTATTGGGATATGGATGTAACGTACCTATCGGGTGCTGCTGTAAAGGAAGATTTTGTCGCTGAAGATCTGCCAGGCAATCCAGGTACTTATATTTCGCTTCCTTGTATTGTAGCATTTAATATTTCTGGTGATCGCGGATTCCAAGGTATTCAGGGAACGCAAGGTTTACAAGGTTTCACAGGTATCCAAGGTTTCACAGGTTTCCAAGGTACACAAGGATTTATTGGTGCTCAAGGAGCTCAAGGTACGCAAGGCATTCAAGGCGATGTTGGCCTTCAAGGTAACACAGGTCCGCAAGGTACAACTGGTTCTCAAGGAGCTCAAGGTACGCAAGGCGTCCAAGGTTTCTATGGAGATCATGGCGGTTTAACTTGGCAATTCCTTTATGACGGCGACCGTACTATTTCAGCACCTACTGCAAGCAGTTGGAAAATCAACAGTAACGATATTCGTACTGCAAATACTCTTATCATTGATGATATTCCTGACGATCAATATTCAAATCAGTTAGATGAATTCTATGATTATATTGATACCTTAGCAAGTCCAAAAGGCCATATCTTTATTGAAAGCACAGCCGACAATGATGGTCCTGCTGGGCACCATTTTGTTGTTTACGAAATAAATGAATTTGATTGGGACAGCGGTTCAAAGGCATACGGTATATTCTCAGTTACTTATGTTGCTTCGGGTGCCGTTGCAAGTTATGATTGGGATAACGTAGACAACGATCACGGTCCTGATACTCTTGTTTCGTTTATTCCTGCAGGCCCACGCGGTTTACAAGGTATTACAGGTCTACAAGGTGCTCAAGGTACACAAGGTGTCCAAGGCACACAAGGATTTACTGGAGATACTGGTTTACAAGGGGCGCAAGGCGTACAAGGATTACAAGGTCTTCAGGGTCTACAAGGTTTGCAAGGACTTCAAGGTTACCAAGGTACAACTGGTATCCAAGGTTTCACAGGTTTCCAAGGTATTCAAGGTGAAGCGCAGCAAGGTACTCAAGGCTTCCAGGGTATTACAGGTATTCAAGGCGACGTTGGTTTCCAAGGTACGCAAGGTGCTCAAGGTACACAAGGATTGCAAGGTCTACAAGGTCTACAGGGACTACAAGGTGAGACTGGTGCTGGTGTTCAAGGTACACAAGGTGTCCAAGGACTTCAAGGTCTACAAGGTAATCTAGGTATACAAGGTTCTGACGGTGGATTTGGTGGTGCTACTTTTGACTATACTTTTGAATCTGATACGAACGCATCAGACCCAGGTATCGGTAGATTAAAATTCAACAACGGTGCCTTAGGTTCAGCCACGGTAATGTATATTGATGATCGTGACGATGACTTCAACGATCTACAATCATACTTAAGAACAATTGACGATTCTACTTCTACAATTAAAGGACACTTTAAAGTAACCGACGGTTCTAATGCAGCAAACTTTGTAATCTATACAATTGATGCTTTACAAGAACAATCTGGTTATTTTGAAATTGACTGTACATTCTTAAACGGTTCAGTAAGTTCTTATTCTGATAACCAAGACGTACGCATTACCTTTGCAAGAACAGGTGATGCAGGTGATCCTGGACCGCAAGGTGTTCAAGGTTTCACGGGTATTCAAGGCGACCTCGGTTTCCAAGGTGCTGATGGTGCTGGTTCGCAAGGTGTTCAAGGTATCCAAGGTCTCGGTGGGGTTGATGGCACCGACGGAACACAAGGTGTTCAAGGTTTACAAGGCGAAGAGATTCAAGGTATCCAAGGCCCACAAGGTACGGCAGGAAACGACGGATCTGATGGAACACAAGGTTTCCAAGGACACCAAGGCGTTCAAGGTCCACAAGGTACTCAAGGTTTACAAGGTATTCAAGGTGAAGGCGGATTGGGTGCAGGTGGTACTCAGGGTACTCAAGGTCTGCAAGGACTTCAAGGAACACAAGGTTTACAAGGTGATCTAGGTCCAGCAGGATTTGGCGCACAAGGTATTCAAGGTCTTCAAGGTCCACAAGGAACCAACGGCCAAGATGGCGCTCAAGGTTTACAAGGTGGATCTGGTTCAGGATCACAGGGTGTTCAAGGTATTACAGGCGCCGAAGGTGAGGAAGGACCTGCAGGACCACAAGGTATTCAAGGTATTACAGGTGGTGCTGCGGCACAAGGTTCGCAAGGTGTCCAAGGTCTTCAAGGTTTCCAAGGTCCTGATGGTTCAGGATCGCAAGGTACGCAAGGTTTCCAAGGTCCAGGCGGAACAGGCGGGGCAGGTTTCCAAGGTACTCAAGGTGTACAAGGCGTTCAAGGTTTACAAGGTGAATTGGCTGCAGGTGGTAACCAAGGTGCTCAAGGTACCCAAGGTCCGCAAGGACTTCAAGGTACGTCGGCAACTGGAGGATCAGGTTTACAAGGTATTCAAGGCGTTCAAGGTACGCAAGGCTTCCAAGGTGCTGAAGGTGGAACCGGTGGTGGTGTCCAAGGTATTCAAGGTATTCAAGGCGGCGGCGGTGTCCAAGGTGAAAATGGCGGCGGCGGTACTCAAGGTATTCAAGGTGCTCAAGGTCATCAGGGTGTTCAAGGTCCATTAGGTGTTGGATCTGGCGGTAACCAAGGTTTCCAAGGTGCCCAAGGTATGCAGGGTAATGACGGTTTCCAAGGTGGCGAAGGATCGGGTGTTCAAGGCGCACAAGGTACCCAGGGTATTCAAGGCGATGTTGGTCCTGATGGTTTCCAAGGTATTCAAGGTTTACAAGGTTTAACTGCCGAATCTTCAGAGGTTAATATTAATGACCTTTAT